GGCTCCAATCACCGATTCATAAGACAGTGGATGTACGTAGCCGCTGCTTTTGTGGGTATTTTTATGATCGGACAAACTTACTATAAAGTTCATCAAACCAGCGTAACACAAAAAGCCGATACCTACGAGGCGTATGTGCTATCGCAAGTAAACGAAGCCTCGATGGTGGATTACTATGTGGATGAACCGGCTAAATAAAAAAAGAGAATTAGAACATATTTAATAAATTATTATGAAAACATTGAAATGCTTTATTTGGAGTATCCTGATTTTCCTGAGTGCAAACATAAATGCACAGGACATGGATAAATCTCCAAATGTTGACGACATGCATTCTCAAAAATGGCAGTTTATGGTTGAAAAAGCACAACTAAGCCCCACAGATATTGCTAAAGTTCAGCCCGTATTTATGCAATACGAAAAAAACATGTGGTGCCAACATCAACAAAACAGAGATTTTTTCAAGAAAAATTTCAAAAAAGACAATAACGTAAAGCCAAATTATGCCGAGCTTAACGACAGATACGTAGAAATGGAAGTAAAACAATCGCAAATGTTTAAAAGCTATCATTTACAGCTTTGTAAGCTTTTATCGCCCGAAACATTATTCAGATATTATCATGCAGAACGGGAATTTAAACGTAAATTATTACAAGATATGCAGGATCACAGAGATCCAAAAGACCGAAAAGATCGGAAATAAACGAATCGTAGAAAGGACTTTTTTTTGACTTTCGTCAAAAAAGCTTTGGAAAGATACAAAATTATACTATCTTTGCAGTCCCAAAAACAAGGTTCGTTGGCCGAGTGGCTAGGCACCGGTCTGCAAAACCGATTACGGCGGTTCGAATCCGCCACGAACCTCATTTACCAAAAAGCTCACAGTCTTTTAGACTGTGAGCTTTTGCGTTTTGGCTATATACCAACTAATTACGAATACGACTCTATAAGGCATATAATTGAACTTTCGACCTAAATGTAGACCAATCAATACAAAAGCAGACCTATGATTACAATAAAATTATACCACAGAGCGGAAGGAAAAGACAAAACAACCGGATTCATATACGTGAGTTTCTATGTAAATCGCGAAAAAGAACATTTTTCGACTAAAGTTCAGTGTCTGGCTAAGCACTGGAATCCGGATAAAATGCGAATAAGTACTGCAGATAAGCAAGCATCTGATAAGAATCTGATATTGGAGAAGATTCTGGCTCGTGTAAACGACGTAATTGTGAAGTATCGCCTCCGGAATAAAGTATTGACCAGGGCAGCTTTTAAAAAGTCGTATAACCGGCCGGATGACTTTGATAATTTCTACGCTTTTTGTGATGAATACAAGCGTAAGTCAGTATCTAATCGTGTTGAAAGCGCTACGCTTGCCACTCATGCCACTGTATTAGAGAAACTGAAGGCTTACTCACCCGACTTGCATTTCGACGACATAACGCTTGATTTTGTGGCTGATTTCTATTCACATCTTCGAAAGAAGATAAAGAATAATGAGAATACAACCTATAAGAACTTATCGGTAGTTCGTAAATATGTGAAAGCAGCATGTAAGGCTGGATATATGGATGAAAATCCGTTTGACGACTTTCATATTTTACGAACAAAAGCAAATTACACCTATTTGGAGGAATCGGAGCTGCAAAAGCTATTGAAATTATACCGTGCCGGAGAACTGGAACTAAAGTTCTATAAAACACTTCAATTCTTCTTATACATGTGCTTCAGCTCGCAGCATGTTGGTGACGCTAAAGCAATGAAGATAGAACAGTTTACCAATGTTTCATTCACCTATTACAGAGTAAAACTAAGAAACTCAAAACCTGAACCGATAACGGTACCAATGTCTTTATCGCTCCGGAAGTTACTCGGTGAGATTGTTGGACATAGAAAAAAAGGATTAGTATTCGAGAATCTTCCGGCAGACCAAACCATGAATCGATTTTTGAAAGAGATTGTAAAAATGGATAAGGTAGAAATAAAAAAGGCGGTAACACACAAGACCGGTCGACATACATTTGCAACTTTCTATCTTGACAAAACAAAGGATCTAAATTCGCTCAGGGATATTCTAGGTCATTCTGATATACGTGAGACACTCATTTATGCACATGTGCTAGAAAAATCAAAAGAACGGAGCATTAATTGTTTCGACATCTTCAAATAATCATAAATCGCCGTACAATTGAACTTTTGTACGGCGATCTGTTTTACTCAAGCATTCGGTAGAATGTTCCTTTTAGTAATGAGGATCTACTTTTTTTTGTTTTTATATGTTCAATTGAAATTGGCATATAGTAAGCAGATTCAACATAGAATATACAATTTACATTACGATCCGGACGATCTTCAAAGTAAAATATATATTTCAGAGAGGGATCAATAAGTACTTCCGGACGGTAATCAGCTACTACACCATCATCACCTACTAGTCTCATTGTTTTAAATGCCGGAAGTGGATCAATAATTTCATAATAGACACCTCCATCCTCCCACTGAGGTAAATCAATATTTGAACATGGATAATTCACATAATTACGGATTAATGTACCACTATGACTTCCAGTAAATGACTTTTCTATCTTAAACCTTCCGGAATACATACACACTTCCAAATTACTTGAACGAACAATATCACCTTTATCACCTTCAATCATCTCAAATATAGTCTTATTTTCAACAAGCAAATAACTATTAGAACTCTCAGGCATTGTATAATGGACATTGAATGTAGAATTATTATCGGCATAATCAATAGCTTTTTGAGTTCCTTTATATATAGCTGAAGGAGTAAGATTTAGCGAAAGCACATTTTTTGACGAAGTTCCATAGTCGGCAAGTCTATTCACATTATATGAATAATAAACTATACCAGTTCCTGGGAACATTAATTGATAACCTGGAAATTCGTGTTTAGCTGAAGTATTTATCCAATCCCTTTTATCAGCCGTATTTCTTAAAATGTTTAATTTATCAGTAGTATATCCTTCCGGACGAATATTAAAAAATTCTTCGATAGTACATTTAGCTACAATATCATCTGCAAGTCGGTGATAACTGAAGTAATTACTTCCTGGCAAATTGTATGATATTTTTGTATATCCAAATTTAAACGCTGAAGAGTCATCCGACAGATCACGTTCAAAACCATTTATAGGAGTAATTTTGACCCGTTTTTTAGTAGCCATTTCAGTTTTCGTCCGCACAATAGACAATGTTTTTGTTTGCCCTAAAACAATAAAACTTACATTGAAAAAATCCTCAATTGCTTTTATAAATTCTCTGATTGTCATATCAGGCAAACAGTCAGCATATTTCAACGAATCAACCGGATTTACAAGATACATTCGTTGTGCACGTTCATCGGCCAACAAAACATTATCACCCATTGTATAACCAAGGAGTTCAGGAAGTTTTGTTATATAATACAATAGATAAGGTTGCATAACGATAAGCCCATCTGTTACTGCAGTGAGGTCTAAATTATATTCATTCAGTATTGAAGTACCAGCCTTAACCGGGCAACATACAAATTTATTCGTCCAATGCCAGTTATTAATCGAATCCAGTGCCCGTTCAACGGTAATTTCTAGTTCCTCACCCCAATTAAGAGTGTAGATTTTATCTTCACTCTTAGCCAGGTAATTCAGTTCTGAATTACCTGATAGAAATTGAAACGAAACATTTAAATCTGTAGGCTTTGAAATAGTCATAGTTCCGTAACGAGTTACACCATCCTCTACTATTTTTGCATTTGCAGATATAGTTATAGAAGTATTTGCTAATCTATCGATCATCCCGAATGCTATTTTATTCTGTGCCACTTCTAATGATACAGTCATATCCAGTGTAAAATCACCTTCATTATTTATTTCAGGATTGTTTTCAATCCATGTAAACGAAAAATCATCCGGTAAAATTACCTCATTATATAATCCTTCGTTTTCAATATAAAATTCAATCATGGTTTTGAATTATTTAAAAGGGTTTCATACTCTTTAATTTTTTGAACTAAGCCATCACTCCCATGTAAATAAATTGGAGCCTTTGCATTAATTCCTTTATCTAGGTGATCATTCAACCGGTTAAGCGAATTAGCTACATCTGACAAATATTGTGCAGTTGGATCATCAGAATATTTTGGTGATAACGGCGTATTAGAATTACGATATCCGCCATCATAGTATCCTGGAGATAATCGTAAGGCTTTCGATATATCTGCCCTAGTAAGACTGGAAGCTGTACCCAATTTCTGTGCACTATCAATCAGATCAAGTACTGGTCGAATCTCACGGTTACGGGTAGTTTTATGAGTAGCAATAAACTCATCACCGTGATATGGCTGTCCATCAGGGAAAACACCACGAACCTCTCGAGGATCAGTTCCACCAGTATAGCCTTCCGGTGTGTGGTAACCACCATCGTAGTATCCTTCTTTTGCTGCTTCACGTGCTGACTCAGCCACGGCAATTTGAGACGCACCATATGCAACTGCAGCACCGGCAGCAATACCACCCAATATAGGACCACCAATTTTAGACATAGCTGCAAATGAATTAATAGCAGCAACTGCAGTTGTAGCAATTATCTGTGCAACCTGAAGCGCAAATTCAGCATCGGCATTTTTAGCCCTTATAGAGGCAAGTTCTTTGTTTTTTTGAGCCTCTATTTTAGTAGTATCTTTGCCGGCTTTTTGTGCAGCATCAATTTGTTTTTGATACTTTGTCTCTATCGATTTTTCTTCGGCCGACTGGAATCCCTGCAGAGCATTTGAGAACACTCCTGAAATATCCGAGATAGCACCTGCAGTATCTTTGAAGTTTTTTGTATTTACTTCGAATTCTTCTGCAGCTAAAATCCTGCGAACCTTAGTGGCATCCTTTTCAGATACTAGCCCTTTATTTACATACTCTTGCAGAATTTTAAGTTCAGTTTCTTTCTGCAGTTTAAATCTACTAAGTTCATCAAGACCATACTTTTCCTTGAATGATGATATTAATTGATACGTTGTTTCTGAGTTATCAATTAACTTCTGATTGATCTGCTTAGTAATTTTGTCAATTTCATCTGCAGATAATCCTTGTATTGCAAGCTTACGCCTCATAAAACTCAACTCCAGGGAAATCATTTTATCTTTATAGATCTGTTCACTCATTTGAGTGGTCAACCGTTCATCTGCCAACATTTTTTCAGCATCTTGTTGCTCTTTATCAAGATTTTTCAACTCTACAACAGCCTGTTTTGTTGACAGCTTACGCATTGCCTCATTGTGTTGCTCTTCTAAAATACGTAACGTTTCCAACTGATCAGCCGTCATTTTTTCTTTATCAACACCAAAAAGACCTAATTCACGAAGGCGATTAGAATATGATTGATTTTCCGATTTAATCGGATCAGCGTCCAATAGTATTTTCTTGATCTTGTTATTTTGCTCAATCTGTCTATCTAGTGCCTTTTTATCAATTTCAGCAATTTGTTTATTCAGATCCAATTTTAGACCGGGATCCGTAATTACTTTCAACAACTCCTGAAGCTTTTTCTTACGCAAACTATCATAGTTATCCTGTTGATCCAATAACTGTTGATTATAATCGTATTCGGTTTTAATGTCACCATCAATATACTGTTGTTTAATAGCAGCTATTTTTTTCAGGTTATCATTTTCAAGTTCCTGCATAGCCTGGTCAATCTTCTTTTTTTGTACTGCAGTTTTATCAGGCGATGAAGTTCCTCCGGATGTAGAAGGGGTATCTGATGTAGGCTTATTCGCTTTCTCCAACTTCTTTGTTTCAATATATTTCAATTGAGCATATTTAAAGGCAGCATTTGCTTCAGCTACTTGTTTATTGTAAAAATTCCATTCCGATGAACCTTTTTCAGAGTTATCTCTTAGTTCTGATTTCAGTTTCATCATTTTTTTGGCCTCATTCATTAATCCATCATAATATCCTGAAGTATTCATTCGTTTTACTTCTTCGTCATTTTTGGCGGCATTCGCACGAAAAGTGGATGAAGCATTTTCGTAGCTTTTTATATTAGCAGATAATTGGCGATCTTCATCTTCCAATGCTTTTATTTTTGCCTCATTGTCATTCTGTGGTTGTGATCGAAGTTTATTCAATTCGTTTTGAATTTCAATCTGACGTTGCATGGCTTTCACCGAAGCTTGCTCGTAAGCCTGACTTTTTGAGTTGAGCGCCACAGAACGTAACTTTAGGTCATATTGCTCATTTACATCGGCCAGTGCCTGTGCAAGCAATTCATTAGTTACTTTTTCTTTATCAATAAAGGAAATGAAGCCGGGATATTTAGCGTTTAGTTCGTCAATTAATCGGTTACGAGTGGCCTGATTATCATTAGTATTTATAATTGCTGTAACTAAGCCGGTCAACTGAGCCTTTTCTTCCATGACAGCTTTTGAGTTTTCAGCAAAATTATTACGGTAATCTTCCATCACACCGTTGGCTATTTTCTGCGCTTCAGTAAGCTCATTAGCTTTATTCAAATACGAAATCAAATAAACAGTAGCAATAGCAATAGCAGCTGCAACCAATCCCCATATATTTTTCATCATAGAGGCATTGAGCTCATTTTGAGCAGCCAATAATCGAAGTTCGGCAATTGTAGCCTGTCCGGTCAATGCAATACGAGTACGAAGAGCTACAATTTTTAGATAATCAGCTACCTTTTCAATTACTGCTAAAGCTAATCTAGCCTTAGTAGCCATGTTTGACAAATTTACAACAGTGAGATAAGCTGTTAATCCGGCTACGAATGCAACTATACTAACCTTGTTTTCTTTCAAAAACGTAGGTAATTGCATCAGCAATTTCATAAAGTTAGTTCCGAAATTAGTAGCCTTTAGCATGGCAGGGTTTAGATTCTTCACCAGTTCCATTCCCAACTCATTGAAACGGTTCTGTGCTTGGGCCATTTGTGCCGTAATGGTTGATGTCTGAATTCTTGCCTGACGCATAGCTACATCGGTACCGGTTACCGAAACACGTAGTTTATCATAAGCATCTACATTTTGAAGAAGAATAGTTCCTGCAGTAACATTTTCGGCTCCAAATATCTTTTGCAAAAGTGCATCACGTTGTAACGCATTTGCTTTTTTATCCATTTGCTTATTGACTTCAATAATGGCATCACGCACATTAAACTGACCTGAAGCATAACCAACTCCGGCTTCTTTCAATTTCAATAATGCACCACGAAGTTTTGTACCGGCTTCCTCTCCTACCAGTTGTTTGCTGGCTAGTACCTCAAGCATGGCCACAGTATCTTCCATGGTCATATTACTATCGTTGGCTACTGTACCAACGTTCTTAAGCGATCCGGCTAAGCTGTCAGCTTCAGCAGATCCTTCCAATGAACCGGCTGCAATGGAATTGATAATACGAGTAGCATCTTTACCCGTAAGGTTGAACTGATTCATAGAAGCAGTGACCACTTCGAATGCCGTTTCGACTGGAACTCCGGTGGCCGCCAATGTCAATGCTTGTTTAGTCACATCGGCCATAGCCTCTTTGTTTTTCAATAGTTCCGGACGCTTGGATCCGATAACGGTGAAACCGTCCATGATTTCTTTGGAAGTAGCTGTGATGCGTACGCCCGCCTCGGTGGTAGTAGTACTAAGTTCTTTGGCATACTGACGCATCCAAGCCACCGATTTATCATCTAGTCCGGTAATGGCTTTCAGGTTAGCGGAACTTTGCTCAAGCTCATTCCGCATATCCATGAACTTTTTAAGTCCAAGCGTCAATCCGGTAACAGCTGCAAGACCGGCTGTAAAAATGGCGAAGTACTTATTAAACCCGTTTGCTAGTCTTGAAAAACCGCCTTCAGTATTTTTCGAATACTTATCGGCAGCTTTCTCCATATTGCTATATTCCTTGGCAATTTGTTTCTGATAATCTTTATGTTCAACGAGTAATGACTTCAGGTATTCAATTTTCTTTGCATGAGCTACATAGTTATCAGCTCCCATGGTCATTTTTGACTGTTCATTCGTTAGCTTTTTCATTTCTCCGGATATTGCCTTCACAGAGTTAGCTACCTCTTTACCATCGATATAAATCGAGACGCCACGTTTTGCTATTTTATCAGCCATTTTTGCTCGTTTTTTGAATTAAAAATTTATCAATTTTCTCAAGTATTTGATTCATGGCCATATCACCATAAAACTCCTGAACTATATCAGCAACTTGTACCAGACCGGTTCGGATTTCTACATCAAACCAATCATCCGCTGACCGCTTAAATCCGGTACTTAGATCTATTTTTGATTTAGGGTTATGACTACCACGAATGACAGAATTACCTTGACGAATATATCCACGACCAACCCCATAATGACGAAATACCCCACGACGGAGAAAATTGAAATTGATAGTAGAAATATGTCCGAAATTCCTTTTATATGAATTTGAAAGAGTAGAAGCCAATTCACCGGAAGCCTTTGGAGCATTGCCGGCCATCTTCGACCTGGTTGTTACGGTCCATGACTTTATACGGTCATTGAACTCCTCTACTGTCATTATTTTTGGCGTACTATTTTCCATATAAATATTATTTTACGATACAAATTTCGTCAGATTACCACCTTTTTAAAAGGACATAAAAAACAGAATGCCCGACTTTCACAAGCCCGGCATTCTTCCTCTTTTAAAAATCTATACTATGTAAAAAAAACAAAAACTATGACTTAACCCTAAATATCTTCAGGACAAAAACAAACAATTTCGAAAAAGCACCAAATTTTACAAGTAAACCAATAGCCACCGGTATACACATACCGGCCAAGAACCATCTCCACCAGGTTACTGAAGTTGTTTCCTTATTACTGACCTCACTGACAAGTTTTGCATTCTCTGACTGTAGTAGCTTAATGCTTGCTTCCAATTGTGACGTATAAGCCGCGTCGGAAGTTGTTTTTTCTTTCGAATTGTCCAAATATTCAGTATCTTTTTGGGACAATCTTTTACTAGTCGTAATCGTTTCAGATTTCACCGGTGGTTTATAAGTACCAATAACAATAGGCTTATCGGTGTCGTATTCTGTGATACGCGTTTCCAATGCATTAGTTTCATTTTCTATTTGCATTAACGATTTGTCCGTAATTTTTTCAGTTTTGTCCGTAACTTTTAGGCTTTCGGTTTTCGACTGATCGGTTTTTGAATCCACACTGGAAGCAACCGATTCGATTACTTTGGCTTTCTCCACTTTTTTAGTGCTGGAGCAACCCGAGAAAACGATTACAAACAATAGTAGCATTGCACTTATCCACATGCTGAAGAATGAGACAAGAAAGGGTTTTAGTATTTTTTTCATGATCTATTTGAATTTTAAATAAGCATTTGCTAGAGTAATATCATACGGTTCTCGCTTCCAAATTATAGCCATTTCTTTGTATTTAGCTCCATTGTAAAGCGTTGCTACAATATGCCAGTTATGAGCAATAATAGCAGCTTTCAACTCCTTATCGGTGTCGATAAACTTGCAGATCTGCCAAATTTGGCGATCGATTCCTTTCTTTGCATCGTCCCACATGGCGTTTACACTTTCATAACCAAGGCGTTTCCAGTGCAAACCTAGTATTTGACCAATGCCAATACTTGTGGCTTCCATGGCTGCCGTTTTGTTCTTGCTGAATGCGTCATTAAAGGCCAACCATTCTTTGCGTTGAACTTCAACCTTATTAAGCGACCATGCTCCGGAAGGTGCATAAGGTGCACGCTTTCTGTACCAGCTAGGTTCAAATTGAATAATAATTTTACCTGTTACATCGTCGAAGCCTTTTCCTCCTGTTTCGGCCGATAGAAATGCCATTACTGCTGGTGATTCAATTTTGAAACTTGCAGCTTCATTCCAAACTAGAGGTAGCAATTCTTTCATTTTGTATCCTCCTTATCTTTTAATATCGACAAATCAATATCTAAATGGCGTTCAGTTTTATCCACCATGAACTTTTGAGCAATTGCAGCCCATTTCGAACCATTACATGAACTTGCATTTTCGGTTATTGACCAGAACTGAATGCCGCAAAATACCAATGCCGTGTAATTAGCTAGATAGAGATTTGAATACATAGTAAGTATGTATTTCTCAATCACAAATGCAAGTACTATGGCAGCCATTGCTAATACTCCAGTGGTAAACGCCTTAAATAGTTTATTACTCTTTACTTTAGCATTTGTATTATGACCAGCTTTCTTCATGCGTTTTGCTAAATCCCTTGCCGACCAACAGTCGAAAATAATAAAGACAACGCAAATAAGTATAAATGGGAATGTCGGCTTAATCATAACCAGGAAACCACCGGCCATGCTCAGCGACCATTTTGCAAAATTCACTAAGTTTCGAAATAACCAATCCAGTAATAATTGAAATAAACTTTTCATAATGTGTGTATTTTAAATTTATAAATCTGCAATAATATTAGTAAACTCATTCCAATATGGTGCAGCTTGATAGGATGCTAGTGATCCTACTGCTACGTGAAGTGGTATTGTTTTATTTACATTATAAAATGTATTTGAAAATATAATTTGTGGAGTTGATCTCATATTGTTAATTAATATCAGCCCTACACAATTGTAAAATGCTAAATCTCCAATGGAAATAACTGAATTTGGTATTGTCAAATTTCCATTAAATCCAGTACACCCAATAAATGCAAGATTTCCGATTGAAGTAACTGAACTCGGAATTGTCAAATTTCCAGTTAATCCAGAACAAGTATAAAAAGCAGAATTTCCAATTGAAGTAACTGAATTTGGAATTGTAAGATTACCAATAAACCCTATACATCCTGAAAATGCTGCGTCTCCAATCGAAGTAACTGAACTCGGTATTATCAAATTACCAGTTAATCCAGAACAATTCTGAAATGTATTATTTCTAATTAATGTAATTGAATTCGGAATTGTCAAATTACCAGTTAATCCATAACAGTTGTAAAATGCTGAATCTCCAATTGAAGTAACTGAACTAGGTATTATTAAATTTCCAATTAACTCAGAACAATTATAAAAGGCTAAATTCCCAATGGAAACAACTGAATTTGGTATTGTTAAATTTCCATTAAATCCAGTACATCCAATAAATGCAAGATTCCCGATTGAAGTAACCGAACTCGGTATTATCAAATTACCAGTTAATTTTGAACAAGTATAAAAAGCAGAATTCCCAATGGAAACAACTGAATTTGGTATTGTCAAATTTCCATTAAATCCAGTACATCCTGCGAATGCTGCATCTCCAATCGAAGTAACTGAACTCGGTATTATCAAATTACCAGTTAATCCAGAACAATTCTGAAATGTACTATTTCTAATTAATGTAACTGAATTTGGAATTATTAAATTACCAGTTAATTTTGAACAATTGCAAAATGCAAAATTTCCAATTGAAGTAACTGAAATAGGGATTATTAAATTACCATTAAATCCTGTACAGTCTTGAAATGCAATGTTTGCAATTGTAGTAACTGAACTTGGTATTATCAAATCCCCAATTAATCCGGAACAATTTATAAATGAAACATATCCAATTGTAGTAACTGAACTCGGAATTGTCAAATTACCAGTTAATCCATAACAGTTGTAAAATGCAAAATCTTCAATTAAATTCAAACAGTTTAGTGTCTGTAAGTGAATATAATTTAGAGTCGTTGAATTATTTGCATTTATTGAATAGCAGTTACTTGAAATATAAGCCCATACAGAACTATTAGGTATATTAGCTACAATGCTTATTGCATAATCAATTACTATCACATTCCTCTTCGTACTATTACTTGTCCACGTTACTGTACCACTC